GCCGAGGTGATGGACCTGGGGCGGCGCCCCGGCGCGCGGATGCCGCCGCTCGCCCCGATCATGCTGTGGGTCGAGCGAGTCCTCCGGGTCGGCCTGACGCCGAGCGGCCGGCGATCGCGCCGGCGGGGCGCCCAGGCCGAGGTGCGGAGCGTCGCCTTCCTGATCGCCCGGGCCATCGGGCGGCGCGGCATCACGGGCCGGCAGTTCTTCAGCCGCGGCCTCGACACCGCCCGCCCGAAGCTGGCGGCCCTCGAAGCGCGCCTCCGGGAGCGCGTGGCGGCGCTCCTCGCATGACGCTCACGGCGCTCCCGGAGTTCCTCAGCCAGGCGGTCGAGCAGCTGCGGAGCCTCCTCGCCCAGGTCGAGGGCGTGGTCAACGTCCGGGACGGGGACCCGGTGACTCGCGATTGGGCCACCTTCGCCGCCGCGTTCCGGCTCGACGACGGGACGGTGCAGGGCTGGCTCTGCTACCCCGGCCTGACCGATGAGCGCTCCGCCGCGCGCGAGGACCGGATCACCCTGCGGTGCATCGTCCGGGGCTTCCGGGTGGTGGACCTGGACGGCGGCTCGCGCGAGGCCTTCCGGGCGACGGTGGCGCGCGTCTGGGATGCCCTCCGACTCACGACGCTCAACGGCGTGGTCGAGTTCGTCGACCCGCTGCGGAGCCGGCTCGGGGATGGCGTGCTCGTCGAGGATCGCCTGGTCGGCGACGTCCTCTGCCACGTGGCGGAGCTCGACGTCGTCGGCACGGCGTGGCTGACGTTCTGAGAGGAGAGACCACCCATGCGAATTCGGTGGCGCGGAGATCACGCGGCGAGTCACCCGGAGCTCGGGGAGCTTCGGCCGGGCGAGCTCGCGTCGGGCGAGGTCTCGCCGGAGCGTGCCGCCGAGCTCGCGGCCGATCCCTCGGGCTGGTTCGAGCTCGTGCCGGACGCGGAGGAGGGCTAGGCCATGCCGATCGCACGCGGCCACATGGTGAAGACCGGCTGGAAGAAGGGCGTCACCTACGGCACGCCCGTCGCGGTCGGCGCCGGGGACGGCCTCATCATCCTCTCGGAGAGCCTGAAGGCCGACGTCCCGCGGATCGACGATACGTCGATGTTCGGGGACGGCCAGCTGCGCGGCGCGGACGTCGTCGGCAAGCGCTTCGCGGGCCCGCTCGCCCAGCCGGCCCGATACGAGGGCCGCTGGCTGACGATGCTCGCCTCCCTCCTCGGCACCGCCGGGGTCCCCAGCGGGGCAAACCCCTATACGCACACCTTCAAGCCGGCGGCCGATCCCTCGGGCGTCTTCGGGACGCTGGTCCTCGACAAGCAAGTCGCCATCTGGGAGTACGACAGCGTCCACGTCGACACCCTCACGCTGCGGAGCGAGGCGGGGAGCGGCGAGAATGCCCGGGCGCGCACGGAGTTCGGCCTGATCGCGCGGAGCCTCGACCTGGCCTCGGCGGTCAACACGTCGACCCAGATCAACGCCCTGACCATCCCCACCGCCGGGCACCTCTTGCACCACCACCTGACGGTGCGGATGAACGCGAACGGCGGCGCGGGCCTGGGCAGCGGCGACGTCCTCAAGGCGCGGCGGATCGAGCTCACCGTCAAGAACAACTATCGCGGCGATTTCTTCTACGCCGGCGCGCAGCTGATCGACACACCGATCCGCAACGGCTTCATGGAGATCACCGGCACGATCCTGCTCGACAAGTATTCGCTCAACACGCCCGGCGTGACGGAGTTCCTCGCCGGCACCTACATGAAGATGGACCTCGTCTGGACGACGGGCGCGAGCGCGATCGTCAAGCTCGAGCTGCCCTACTGCCAGATCCTCGGCGGCGACCGCGACGCGGCCTCGCCCGCGGTGATCGAGAACCCGATTCCTTTCAAATGCTATAAGCCGACGGCCGCGCCGACGGGCATGACGGCCACCGATTCCCTGTGGGTGTTCGTAACCAATACCCAGTCCGGGGACTTCCTCGCCTGATGCTGCCCGCGCGCATCGAGGCGAAGTTCGTCCCGGAGCCGATGTCGGGCTGCTGGCTCTGGACGGTCGCCTTGCATCAGGGCTACGGCTATGTCGGCTGGGAAGGCCGAACCCGGAAAGCGGCGACGGTCATCTACGAGCTGCTCCGTGGTCCCGTGCCGCCGGGGCTGGAGCTCGATCATCTCTGCCCGGCCGACCATCCCTTCGACGCCGTGAACACCTACGTCTGGCAGGGGAGCCGATATTGCCGCGCTTGCCGAAGCGCCGCGATGCAGCGATGCAAGGACCGAAAGGCCGCTGTGACCCAGGTGACCTAACCGTTCCCCCGCCCGTTGACCGGGGCGCGGGCCGGCGGGCCGCCCGTCGTCAGCTCGCTCGCTCCCGGCGGCGGATCGACGGCACCGGCCCCGGACGGCGGATGGGGAAGCGGCCGACCCTGACGAAAAGGAGCGAGCGAATGGACACGACCGAGACCCCTGGCCTGACCCTCCTGGACCCCGCGGCGCTCGCCGAGTACGGGGTGGGCACCGGCGCCACCCGCTCGGTGATCTACTACGGCGCCCCGCTCTCGGAGGCGCGCTGGCGGATGGACGCGCGGCTCATGGCCGCCGCCGGCCCCGAAGAGCGGAGCGTCGCGCTCGGGAGCGGCATCCTCCGCGAGGGCATCCGCGGCTGGGCCGGCCTCGTCGACCCGCTGGGGAAGGTCCCCGCGGCGCACGATCCCGCGGGGCCGCCGCCCGATCCGATGGTCCTCGACGCGCTGATCCGCCGGCTCGGCCCGACGCACGCCGAGGCGCTCTTCGGGCGGATCTTACCGCTCTACCTCCAGACCGAGGGCCTCCTGGGAAACTTCGGGAGTGGTGCCAGTTCACCCGGGAGTCCCCCGGCGTGAGTTGCGGGGCCTGCGAGGTGGTCCTCCAGGACGGGCACCCCGAGGAGCTCCACCCCGCGTGCCGCACCGGCCAGTGCGGCGCCCCGCCGCCACTCGGTCTCGGCGTGGTGCGCCTGGATCCCCGGAACGCCGTCGCCGTGCGCGCCTGGCGCCTCTGCGCGACGCTGGGGCCCGCCCTGGCGATGACCCTCCTCCCCGCGGGGCTCGATCGGGCCCTCCTCGCCGACCAGCTCGACGTCCTGGTCGAGGCATGGGGCGCGCCCTGGCTCCGGCCGGCGAGCGCCTGACCCGATGAGCAACGACGCCGTCATTACCCTGTCGATCAAGGACGAGGGCACCCCCGTCCTGGCAGCCTCCCGCACGAAGGTGCGCGAGGCGGTCGAGGGGATGGCGGGGTCGCTCCGGATCGTCGAGACCGCCAGCAAGGCGACCCAGGCCGAGCTCGAGCGGAGCTTCACCGCCGCGCAACAGCGATGGGCGGCGGCGGCGACCCAGACCACCCAGGCCGCGCGCCAGGTGGAGACCGCGCTGACGGCCGAGCAGCAGGCGGCGCGCGCGGCCGCCTCGGCGCGCGAAGGGCTCGTCCGGTCGGCGATCGCCGAGCAGCAGGTCTGGCGGCAGATGAACGAGGTCCGGGCCGAGACGGCGAACCGCCTGGCCGTCGAGGCGCGGGCGGTCCGGGCGGCGGGCGCCGGCTACGACCAGTCCGCCGGCTTCCTGGAGAAGTACGCGAAAACCAGCGACGTGGCCACCGAGGCGACCGGCCGGCACTCGCAGGGGCTCGGGGCCATCACCCGCCACTACGGGATCCTCACGCAGTCGCTCCCGGGCGCCAGTGGCGCGATGGGGGGCTTCATCTCGGTCATCCAGGGCGGGTCGCCGCAGATTGCCTTTATGGCCGTTACGCTCGGCCTCTTGATCCAGAAGTGGACGGAGCTCCGGACGATCAACCGGGAGTACATCACCGAGTCGGAAAAGACGACGATCGCGCTGGCGACCCAGCGGGCGGAGGCCCTCGCCACCGTCCGGAAGCTCGACGCCGAGCTCCTCGGGAACCGACTCGGGATGATCCGGGCGGAGCGGGACACGAGCCAGGCCGCCATCGAAGGCGAGCGTCTCCAGCGGCTCGCCGCGGCGCGCCAGAAGTTCGAGGCGGACAAGTCGATCTTCGATCTCATGAGCGAGCGGGCCGCGCGGGAGCGCTGGCTGGCCTCCGAGGTCGACAAGATCAACCAGGACGCGGACGTCAAGCGCCGGATGCGGAACCGCGAGGCCAGCGCCGACGAGCAGCGATTCGCCAAGGAGACCGCCGACACCTGGGCGAAGGAGATGCTCGCCGGCGCCCAGAAGGCGGAAGCGCTCGCCACGATTCTGACCCGGTCCCTCGAGGATATCGGCCTGGCGCGCCGCAAGGCGGGGGCCGAGGGCGCCGGGAGCCCGAGCGAGGGCCAGGGCGCCGACTGGGAGAAGGTCCAGCTCGACGCCAAGCGAGCGCGGCAGGCCCGGGTCGAGGAGCTCGACACGATGGTCCTCGACCAGGCGGCGTACCGTGCGCGGCTCCGCCAGATCGACGACGAGTACTGGGCCACGCTGCGCGTCGCCCAGCTCCGCGCCGGCATGGACGCGCAGAAGGCCTACGAGCAGGCGACCACGGGGGCGGCGGCGATGTTCGCGAAGCTCGGCCCCGGGTTCGAGGACCTGGCCCAGCGCTTCACCATTACCGAGACCGTCCAGAAGGCGCAGCCGGAGCTGAAGCTCCTGGCCGAGCTCTTCAAGACGGACCAGGTCACCGCCCGCCAAGCCGGCGACGCCGTCGCCACCCTGACCCAACAGCTCGTCGACCAGGGCGCCACCATGGACCAGATCGGCCAGGTCGTCCCGGACATCCTGAAGGGGCTCACCAGCCTCTTCCGGACCCAGCGGGCCGAGGTGATCGACTTGGACGCCGCGGCCGCCGAGTTCGGCACCGGCCTGAGAAGTCTCGGCCGAGACGGCAAGAGCGCGATCGAAATGATGGAGCCGCCGGTCCGGGGGATGATCGAGTACTTCACCATCCTGGCCGGCGAGGCGGACCGGGCGCGGCTGGCCATCGTGGCGATTCCGAGGGGTCTCCCCATGACCCCCCGGGCCGGGATGCTGGAGCCGGTCCCGGTGGGGCCGCCGGCCGCGCCGAGTCCCGAGGAGGGGACCCCGAGCTTCGGCCGCGGCGGCCGGGTCCCTGGCCCGATCGGCATGCCGCAATGGGCCGTGGTGCACGGCGGCGAGACGATCGACGCCGCGGGCCGCGGGGGTGGGCGCGCCGTCGTCATCAACATCGACGCCCGCGGCCAGGACGCGCGGGCCATCGCCCGGGAGATCGAGCGGCTCCGCGAGCGCGGGGCGCTCGACTGAGCCATGCCAGCGCCGATCCTCTACGCGCCGAACCTCCTGGAAGATCCCGCGGTGGCCGTCTCGGTGGGCGGGGAGGCCGCGGGGAAGCCCCGGACCCGCATGTATAACCGGGATATCACGCTCCCCTGGGTCGACACCGCCACGGGGTCCCGGGACGTCCTGGTCAACCAAGGGGCCTCCGGCATCGCGGTGACGCATTGGGCGCTCGGGCCCGGCCACAACCTCAGCGGCATCTCCCTGGAGATCACCACCTCGCCGGACAACATCACCCACACCTCGCGCGACACCGTCGTCCCGGGGAGCAGCGCCGCCTTCCTCCGGTCGCTGGGCGGCTTCTTCTCGACGGCGTACCTCCGCCTCCGGATGTTCTCCACCGTCGTCGCCCCCTCGATCACGGAATTCTTCCTGACGAGCGCGGTGGCCTTTCCCCGGCCGCCCCGGCTCGAAGGCTTCACGGCGAGCCGCGAGGCCCACGTCCTCGATTACGAGAGTGACGGCGGCTACGAATGGAGCACGGAGCTCTCGGCGACCAAGTGGCGGAGGGCGTGGCTCTTCCGCCCGATCAGCGACGCCGAGAAGACCAGCCTGGAGGCCGTCTTCGAGACGCTGAAGGGCGGGGCGAAAGCCTTCTGGCTGATCGACGAGGCCGGGATCCTCCGCTGGGCGCGGTGGCTCGACCGGCAGCTCGACTTCGAGCCGCTCACGGACGGGAAGTGGCAGCTGCGCACCCGCTTCCGCGAGGCCTTCTGAAATGAAGACCTTCAGCGCCCAGGCCGAGCAGGGCCGGCTCCAGCGGTGGTCCGCGATCCGCTACCTCCTGGAGCTCACCCTCTGGCGCGACCAGTACGGCGGAAGCCCGGTCTCGCGGGTGCTCCGCATCTCCGACGCCGCGCGCCTGGCGATGGGCCAGGAGTGGCTGCCGCTGGTGGAGAGTTGGGGGAGCATCGAGGACGCGATCGCCCAGGTGGGATCAGGCGGGACCATCGCGACGTTCGACATCACGGTCCTCAACACCGTCCGGATCGACACCCCGGACGGGATCACCGCGACGCGCTTCTCCGACCTGATCCGCGCGGGGCTGAACGCCGGCGCCAACACCTTCGACCTCGCCTTCGCCGACGCCAAGCTGTACATGATCTTCGAGGGCGCCGTCGGCGCGGCCGACGCCATCGTCCCCTGCCGGCTCAAGGGCGAGGAGGTGACGAACCTCACGCCGGACACCTGTGTGCTCCACATGTCCGGGATCGAGCTGGCCCTCGAGGACCTCGACCCGCTCTACCGGGTGGGCGACGAGTTCGGCGGCGCCGACCCGGACATCATCGACCAGCCGATCCCGTGGGCCTTCGGGCCGCTGCGCGACGTGCCCGGGATGGGCCTGGTCGCCGGCCTGGTCCACGTGCTCGCAAGCGACATCACGGCGGACGATCCCCCGACCGGCGGCACACTGCGGGTGTCCGACCGCGAGCTGCTGGCCCGCATGCCCGATGCCGGGACCCTCCAGGACGACGACGAGCAGATCACGCACACCGGCAAGAACCTGGACGCCATCGGCTTCACGGGGATCACCCGGGGCGCGAATGGGACGGACCCCGCGTCGCACAACAAGGCCTCGCGCGTCTACCAGGTCCTCGGCGAGTACATCTACGCCTTCGCCGACCAGCCGGGGCTCCACCGCAACCGCGGCAACCTCCGCGTGAAGTCGGACGGCGCCGTGGTCGATCCGGCGACCTACACCGTGGAGCTCGCCAACACCACGTTGCTCCCGGGGCGCGTGCTGAGCCTCGTGAAGTTCACCGTGCTCCCGGTGATCAAGCGCCAGGTCGTCCTGGTCAAGGCCGGGACGGTCGAGAAGCAGGGGACCGCGGCCAAGGCGGGCGCGGCGACGAAGGTCGGCGTCGCGGAGAAGAGCGGGACCGTCGCGGTCACCACGACGGGCCAGGAGCAACGCGAGGAGCCCACGGTCAGCGCGATCCCGGTGGCCATCTACGGCGCCGCGCTCCCCACACTGGCCAGCCCGCCCACGAGCGCCGAGACGACGGTGTTCTTCGGGCCCCTCCCGGCAGGCGGCGCGATCGACCGGGTGTTCTGGGACTTGGGGCTGGAGATATATATCGGCGGCTACGGGCAGGACTACTCGGGGGTGGGCTTCCGCGGGTGGGAGCTGCGCGGGGATGTGGTCTTCCCGGACGCCTCCCGGGTGAACGTGCTGCAGGTGGATCTGTTCTCGGACAACGGGACCCCGCCCAACATGGTCCCGGTGATCATCCGCAACCTTTCGCCGACCCCGCACTTCGCCACCGGCGCGTATTACGAGAGCTTCCGCCTGATCCTCGTGGCCCTGAAGTCGCCGGACCCGACCCGGCTCACGGCCGGGGCGCTGAACCCGTACATGCGGCTCGTCAAGGCCGTCGCCACCATCCGTCGCGCGTTCCCGCTCGCCGTCGACGACCAGATCGGGGTGCAGGACACGATCGACGTCGACGACACGATCGACGTCGACGACACGATCGCGGTGGTCGACACGATCACCATCGAGGGCAACAGCTCCGCGGAGACGGTGCTCGGCCGGATCACCGCGGACCTGGACGGCCTCCAGGACGACGGCGACGGCGCCGTGAGCCAGGTGGCCCCGAACCTCTTCCTCGAGGTGCCCGCCGACCCGATCAAGCTCCTGATGCGGGAGTACTACGGGGAGAACGTCAACGGCAATTACGACCTGGTGACCTGGTTCGCGACCCGCGGGAAGCAGGCCGCCGCGGGCTTGAAGTGGGCGTTCCTCTGGCGCGGGATGCCGTGGTCGGAGTTCCGGCGTCTGGCCGGCCTCCAGTCGCGCTCCGACCTCTTCCAGGACGGCGGGAAGTGGCTCCACGTCTACCGCGAGATCAGCGCGCCCGTCATGACGTTCGACACCCGCAACACGATCGGGCGCCCGGTGGGCGGG